GACGGCCAGGCCTTTCAGCACGTCTTCAAGAAGTTCAGGTTGCCCCGGTTCCTTCGCTCTCTCCAAGGCTCGCCTTGCGATGTTCAGATAGTCAGGCATGGTGTTTTCGCTCCGCTGGAGGTGCGCCATAAGCGCGATAAGCGCGGTAAGTCATCACTCCCCTTCGCCTTTCCGCGCTTTTCGCGCCTCTTCACTGGTTGCAAACCAGCGCTCGACCGGTCGTCCAGCTGGCGCGGGGTGATCTAAAAACTACTCCTTGTTGCTCCTCTATTTCGGGGCAAGTCACTTGTTTTCAAATGTTTGACTTAGCGATGGGACTTGGGGCCGACTTTTGATACGGGCATTTGGCGCGGCTTCGGGATGATCGCCGATACAGTGCGCTGCACCTTGCCGAGCGAGATTCCGAGCTGTCGCGCGATACCTCGCATACTCACGCCGGCTGCCAGCATGTCCGCCACGCGCACCCGGTCCACAATCTTCCGCGGGCGTCCGCAATGCACCCCCCGAGCTCGAGCTGCAGCCAGGCCGGCCTTGATCCGCTCTTGGGTGAGGGCGCGCTCGAACTCCGCGACCGAGCTCAGGATGTGCATGAGGAGCATGCCCACCGGCGAGCTGACGTCCGTATCTATCCCTTGCGTGATCGCGATCCAGCGCACACCCAGCGCTCGCAGTTCCTGGAGGCTGCGCACCAGGTTCGCGACCGACCGCCCCCAGCGGTCGAGCTTCCAGACCAAAATCGCGTCCACCTTGCGCTCGCGGGCATCCTGCATGAGCCTGTCTAGCTCAGGGCGCGAGGCCTTCGCGCCGGACCATCCGGTGTCCACATATTCGCCGGCTGCCTCCCATCCGCGGGCCTGTACCCAGGTCCGCAGCTCTTTGAGTTGCAGCGCGCACGTCTGGTCCGAGGTTGAGACGCGGGCGTAAATCGCCGCTCTCATCGATTCGGCCAGCGGGCCTTTCCGCCGGCTGACTGGATTTCACGCGCGCGGCCCGGGGCCATCGTGGCCAGTCCTTTCGGCACCTTCACCAGGCCGCCCTTTCTTCCGAGCCGCGCGGCGGTCCGGCTTGAAAGCTTTTTTTTCGTGGACGCCATAAAAAATAATCCCACTAAATCTTAACACGCCTATTGCTATTTAACACGCTTACTGCTATTATTGTACCAGATCGCATCCAGCGATCAGGAGAAATTGAGATGACACACGATGGAATCAGCCGCTGCGAATGCTGTGACATGGTCGTCCCGCACGACCGCTTAATCTGCGTCGTAGGCGTCAACCCCTACCCCGCTATCCCGGCGATGCTCTGCAGAGGCTGCGAGTCAGCGCTCAACGGTCTGGAGATGCGATTCCGCGCGCCTCAGACGTTGGGCAACATTCGCGCCGCGCTCAAGAGCACCCCGACACGCATCCAGCGATCAGGAGAAGAAAATGTATCGAGCTTATGAAGGTCCGAATGGCGGCTGGTACGTGGCATGGCAGAATGCCGAGGGATTTCATCACCAGCCGGATGGCGGCGACGAGCTAACCGAGGCCTCCGCTAAACGGATTGCGCGCCGGAAAAATGACGATCTCCGCTGAGCCGTCTCGGCTGCCCGACCAGCACAAGAGGTCAGATCGCCATCCAGCGATCAAGGAGAGCAAAATGACCCGCACTTTGGGCACGATCAACACAGAAAAGGGCATCGCGGCTTTGATCCACGATGACCAATCCGCGGAGTTTACCGCCAACTACCCCGATGGCACCAGCGAGCACTTGGGCGATTACTCCCCAACTAAGTCCTGGCGCGCGGCCCGCAAACAAGCCATTGCCTGGTACGCCAACACCGTCTCCTACCACGATAGCTGGGTGCTCTGCCTTCGGCCCATCCGCACCCTCCAGCTCATGACATCAGAGGAGCAATATGCCGCCCTCTGAACTCGCCGCGCGCGAGGATAGCGCGTACGCCCCCGGCGCCGGCGACGTGGAGGTGTTACGTGGGTAAACGAAAGATTCGCGTCGTCAGGACCGACCAGAAAAACGACAAGTTCATGGCGTGGGCCGGAGACGATTCACGAGGCTGGGGAGGGACGCTTCACGAAGCCATCGTAGAACTACTTGTCAACGATGGCGACATAGAAGTAATTGAGGTGGAAAATGGCCAGTGACCTGGTCCCAGTTTGCGTGCCGAAAGCTAACACGCCGACCCCGATGGAGATGATCGCGGCCATCGCCCGCGACCCGAGCATCCCTGTGGACCGTATCGCGGCTTTGATCGGCCTCCAGGAGCGCATGGAGGCGCGGGACGCCGAGAAGCAGTTCAACGCCGCGTTTGCTGCCGCCATGATCGAGATGCCCAAGGTGGTCAAGCGCGGCGTCAAGGACATGGGCAGCAAGGGCGCGATACCCTACGCCACCTACGAAGACGTTGACGCCGCTATCAGGCCGATTGAGATGCGCCACGGCTTCGCCCGGTCCTTCTTAACGCGCCCCATCGACAAGCCCGGCTGCGTCATGGTGCTGCGGTTGACACACCAGGCCGGCCACAGCATCACGTCGGAACGGTACTGTCGGCCGGATCCGGGCCCGGGTCGTAACGACACCCAGGCCGAGGGCAGCGGCGAGAGTTATGGACGCCGCTACCTAACGCTGGCGGTCTGGAATATCGTCACGGTGGGCGCCGACGACGACGGCGACTCCGCGGATCCGATCACGGACGAGCAGGCACTCGACATCCGCACGATGCTCGATCACCTGGCGATGACGCCGCCGCAGGCCGAGAGGTTCTGGGCCTGGGCGGAAGTGCCGAGCAAGCGGCCCGAGGACATTCAGCGCCGCCAGCACGAGAAGGTTCGCAAGTGGCTGGAGGATCGGTGTAAGGGAGGCAAACAGTGAGATACTTTCGCATTTATTACAAGGTGGCTGGCGGACACACTCGCACGCGCTGGTTCACCGGTGGCAACCGGACGGCGGTATTTGGCAAGTGCGGGGATCTTACCTTCGTTAACGACGAATGGGAGGAAATACGGAGGGTCCTGGAACGTGGGGCGGCAGAGCATGACAACGTGCAAATAAAAGAGGAGTGAGGTGTGAAATGAAGGAACAGATTTACGATGAGCGGATCGCTCCGCTCATGAAGCAGATAATTGCGACCTGCAAGGAATACAAGATCGCTTTCCTTGCCGATTTTTCCCTTGACGATGATTTACACTGCACAAGCGCCGATCTCAGGGACGATCACGAGCCAGCCGAAAACCAACTGAAGGCGTTTGAGTTACTGAAGCCAAAAGCTCCGCCGTTCGCCATCACGATAGAGACGCTTCCAGACGGTCATCAAAAGATAGCAATGCGGAGGATTCGCTGATGCCTAACTACCGCTTCGGCATCATGCAGGGATCGGAGGAATGGCTCGCGATCAGGCTGGGCATTCCGACCGCGTCAGAGTTCGACCGCATCATCACACCGAAGAAGCTGGACCTCGCCGCGGCCAGCAAGGCCTACATGCACAAGCTGCTCGCCGAGTGGATGTATGGCGCGCCGCTGGAGGCGTTTGTCTCGCCGTGGATGGAGCGTGGCACGGCGCTGGAGTCCGAGGCCGTCCGCTATTACGAGATGGAGCGCGACGTCGAGACGCAGGCCATCGGCTTCGTGCTCACGGACGACGGCATGGCCGGGGCTTCACCGGACCGATTGATAGGCGAGGTCGCCGCGCTGGAACTGAAGTGTCCGGCGCTCGAAACGCATGTCGGCTATATGCTCGACCCCCAATCGCTGCTGATGGAGTATCGCATGCAGTGCCAGGGGCAACTGTGGGTCTGCAAGGATCGTGAGTACGCAGACCTGATGAGCTACTACCCAGGCTTTCCCGCTGTCATTGTGCGCCACTATCGCGATGACCTCGTGCGGAAGGCGCTAGACACGCACATTCCGGCCTTCGTCGAGACCATGCTGGCCGCCCGCGTGAAGCTCACCCAGGCGTACGGCGAGCTCCGGCGCGAGCGCGTCTCGGCTGGGCAGCGCGTCGAGGCATCTCGCGCGGCGTTCGATGAGTTTATGAATTCCCCCATCGGAGGTGTGGTGTGAAGATGTTCGTCTGGGAGGGCTACGGGGTTCTCCAGGATTACACCTGTGGCATGATTTGCGTGCTTGCCGAAAGCCTTGAAGACGCGCATCGACTAATCAAAGAAAAATGCTGCGACGCCGAGGGGTCCTATCCGCCCAGCCAATTCAAGGTGGTGGAAAATCCCGAAGCGTTCGTTTGTTGGGGTGGTTCATGAGCGCTAATTATCGACAACCGGGGAAACCGCTCTCAAAAGCATCGAATAAAAGGAGAAGGAAATGGAACGTCTACAGGAAATAATCGGCCTGACTGTCATCTTCGCCGGATCTGTCGTTGCCAGCGCGCTAACCATCGCGGAATGGCTGGCGATCCGGCGGGAGAATGAGCGCAAACGGCGCGAGCAGCGGCTGCGGCGCCTTGAGAACGTAATCACGGGGAGCGGAGGATCTCATGTTTGAGCCGCTTCCTGACCGCGCCTCCAACTCCGGGCCCGAGCCTTCCTGGCCTGCGGATTGGCGCGATTGGCTATGTATCGCCGAAGAGGATATCGCTGCAGCCCGGCGCATGGAAATCGATATCCAGTTTGACAGCAACGCGAAGCGTAACCGGGTCCGGATCGCGGCTATCAACGCGGCCATGGACGCGCTGATAGCCGCGAAGGAGTTGCTGTGTAAGGAGTTGCCGTGCAAATAGCCACGCAGGAGGAAGTATTGCTCGTCGCAGCGATGGCACGCCAGGCGCACGACGACGCCGACCTGATCGACGGCGCGGTCCTCACGGAGTGCGAGGCCCGCGCGCTCTGGACGCTCGAGGCGCTGGGAGTGGGAAAGGAACTGAGTTAAATGGCTTGCAAGTGCGTGAAATGCCTGGACTGTAACGGACTTGGGCAAGTGGAGTACAGGACCGGCTCCTATCCAGAGACGGATTTGGAGACTTGCTCTACCTGCCGCGGCTCTGGTGTATCAGAAAAGTGCTGGGAATGCGAAGACTTCAGTGAGGATTACTAAATGGAAAATCATGATATCAATCCGACCGAACAGTACGACCCGCTCGGGCGAGATAAGCCGGCGGAAGACCCGGACAACGTGCTGCCGATGGATGATGCGGTGGCAGAACTGGACGGTGACGAATGTCCGTTCTAGGACCAGGATCCGGCATCGCGCGAAAGAGCCGCTCGGACAAGGGCGTCATCCGCAAGTCCACACTCGACACGTTCTGTGATCTGTTCCGCCGGATGTCGCCATCGGAGCAGGCCACCGCGCTCGAAGTGCTTCGCCAATTGCAACGGCTCGGCCATGCCGGATACGAAAAGGAGGACGCGAATGAGTCAAACACCGATGCTCAACAGCATGGACGAGAGGATGCTTAAGTCGATGGGCATCTCACCCGCCGATGCGCACAACGAGTGCATGGTCCGCTGGATCGAGGAGCGCTCGAAGCGGTGCATCGCCGAGGAGTCGTGCATCAAGAACGCGCAGGCTTACGAGAAGATCCGCGAAGGGCTGGAGGCCGAAGCGTGGAAGTGGGAGCGCCGCTGCTGGCGCCTCGCGTTCATTCTCGCGATTGTGTGTAGCTGGCTGCTGGTCATGGTGTTTCGGAGATGAAAATGACAACAGAAGAGATTTACGCAATTGCACCAAACAAGGATGGATGGCGTGTTTTACCTTCCGGCGACGGGGTGACGCTCGGCAAGACCCCAATCCAAGTCCAGTGCTCTCCGTACATCGTGTACCCCCATTCGCCCACACAGATCGGGGTAGGGTGTGTCATCCACGACATTG